CGCCCAAGTTCGGCTTCACTGTCAAGGTCTACAGTGTCACGGTAACTGTCGATAAGAGTCTGCTTGTCACGGTCTACGAACATCGAGTGCGCCTCAAGCAGCGGAATACCTTGGCCGTAGTACGCGTCCAGCGCGTTGTGAATTCTAGAACCAAGCGCCAGCGCGCCGGTCATGTTTTGAGTCTTTGGTTGAAGACGTCGGTAATATGCCAACCACCACTTGCGTCTGCAGTCTTTGTATGTCTGCAGCTCGCTGTTAGAGAGCTTGTACGGCATGTTTACTTGTGTGACTGTATCTGTCATTACGCTTTCTCCGATCGCAACATATCTAGAAGTTGCGCCTTATCTCGAACGATTTGTTCGAAGTTGTCTGCTTTTGTATCTAGCACTTGAATTACACGCTCTTCAATGGTGTCCTCTGTTACGTAGTCCATAATGACGATGCTGTCATGAATTTCACTACCAATGCGGTGTACTCTGTCCATTGCTTGTTTATGATCAATAAGTGACCATGGACGTTGAAGCATGACAAGTCGTCTAGCCGCGGTAAGAGTGATGCCAACGCCTCCAGCCTGAGCAGTGAACAATATCCATTTAATTTTTCCAGACTGGAAGTCATCAACGGCTTGCTGGCGTTCGTCCTCATTTTGCGCGCCTGTAATTAACCCGTGAGGTATCTTTTTAGCAGTCATCTGAGCACTTAGTAGTTCAATAAGTTGGCGAGATACTGCGCATACAGCGACAGAATCATCACCAAAGTCTCCATTTGATATGTCGTCCATAAGCGCGTCTACCTTGCACGATGGCTCTGCAAGAAGCGCTTTTATTTCACCAGTGTCTTCGTCAATATCTAACTGCGCGTACGAGCTGGCAAACTGCAGAAGACGTATAGTCTGAGTTAGCGGACTTGGCGCTGTAAGAGCGTCTCCACCTTCAAGTTCAGCAATCATAAGATCACGCATTTGCTGATACGCTTTCTTTTGCTTAGTAGACATCTCAACATCACGACGCTCTGTGACTACTGGCGGAAGCCACTGCAACACCTTAGCTTTGAGCATTCGACGCATTCTTGGATTTATCGCCGCGTAAAATTCTTCTTCCATATGAGGTTTTACGCCAAGAACCATCATTCCGCCAAACGCATTCAACATGGTGTTAATCATGCGATCAACCCAGCGAGTTTTGCTTGGCCATTCTTCAGGCGATAGCCAATGAAGAATCGGCCAAAGATCTAAAACGTTATTTGCTATCGGTGTACCTGTGAGAGCAAATCTAAATTTTGCGTTTCCAGTTGCCGCCCACAGCGCACGAGTTTGCTTTGACTTTGGCTCTTTAGAGCGGTGGATTTCGTCGGCAATGACTGAGTTAAAGTCAATTTTATTAAGTTCACGGA